ATATTGCTCCTATGAACATCTATGCTCGTATGATTTTTGTGTGTACTACTACTATGCCTAACTCTGTTATGGATCAGTTCCGTAAGTATGCTGAAGAGTATGATGACCCAGAGCTTAGCTGGATTAAAGACCAGAACGTAAAGGCACACTACTATCCAGCTATTATGACTAATGATGATGGGTCAGAACGTTCTGTGTGGAGTGAGAAGTGGTCATTGGAATGGCTACAGTCACAACGTCATCTTCGTGACTTTGCTAAGAACTATATGAACCGTCCAATCAACACTGACGGTACTTTCTGGACAAACCAGGATGTATTAATTGAAGAGCCAGAGGACTTTGGAAATACAATTATCTCCATTGACCCAGCTGTAACAAAAGGAAAAGTTTCTGACTATACTGGCATATCTGTTTTATCAAGAGGTGTTGATGACCTAGGTAAAGAAAATATATATGTTCGTCATGCAGAACAAGTAAAGATGTCGCCATCTGAAATGGCAGAAAGAGTTGCATACCTTGTAGACAAATACGATGTAGGTGTTCTTTATGTTGAAGTAAACCAAGGTGGAGATTTGTGGAAGGATGTTTTTAAGAACGTTCCCGCAAAATATAGATCAAAGAGTCAGAGTTTGTCTAAGCAGATACGTGCTGGCAAAGCTTTGAACTTTTATCAGCAAGGAAAGGTGAAACACACTGCCCACTTCCCAATTTTGGAAGAACAGATGTATTCATTTCCTAAAATAAGCCATGAGGACGTACTAGACTCTGTTGTTTCTGGTATTTTGTACTTCTTGGATAATAAAGCAGTAAAGTTAGAAACAAAACAGATCAATTATCTAAGGAGAGAATATGTCTGATATTAAAATTGCACTAGATGGAATTCTAGATCGCAGAGATCACTACATGACAGCAGAATCATATTATGATGCTGTTCAAAGAGAAGTTTTTACAAACCAGACTTGGCTAAAACTATTTAGACAAGACAACAAGCACTTTAGATTTAATTTTGCTAAAACAGTTGTTGATGCTGTAAGCCATAGACTAGAAATTGCAAACATTTTTGGTATGAATGAGCAAGAAAGTGCAGTCATTAATGAAATTTGGGAAAAGAATGACCTAAAGTTAGATGCAAACGAGATTCACCGCAACGCTTTGATGTATGGTGATGCTTATGGAATCGTTTGGACTGACGTAGCTGGAGAAATCACAGTTGATTACAACTCACCATTAACAACAATTATCATTTATGATGACGAAAACCCAAGAATTAAGCGTTTTGCTGGTAAGTTGTGGCAAACTACTGATGAACAGGGCAAGAACATTACTAAAATGAACATGTATTATCCAGATCGTATTGAAAAGTACGCAACATTTGGAGAAGTTGAGAATATTACATCTGTAACAGGATTTACACTTCTGGAAACAATTGAGAACCCATGGAATGAAGTTCCTGTGTTTCATTTCCGTACAACTAAGCAATATGGTCGCCCAGAACACTTAGATGCTTACGGTCCACAAGATGCAATTAACAAAATGATTGCAACTCACATGACTACTGTTGATTACCAGGGTGCTCCACAGCGTTATGCACTTTCATCTGGTGGCAACGGTGCTGAGTATGAAGACTTTAATGAGACTGGCACTGTAGATGAGAATCTTGGTCGTCTAAAGAATGGTCCTGGAGAACTTTGGTACCTCAATGGTGTTTCAAAGGTTGGAGAGTTTGCTCCAGCAGATCATAAAGTATTTACAGAGCCTGTTAGCGAATTTGTTCGTTCAATGGCATCTATTACAAGTACTCCGCTTCACTATTTTGAGAAGCAAAACATTCCAAGTGGAGAAGCATTGCGTACAGCAGAAGCTCCACTAATTAAAAAGATTCAGGATCGCCAAATAGCATTTGGTAATGCTTGGAGAGACATGTTCTCATTCATTCTTCTAGTTCAAGGAATTAATTCTGGTGCCTATGTTGTATGGGAGCCAGCAGAATCTCTTGCTAGTTTGGATGCTTGGGAAGTTGCAGTAAAGAAGCGTGTAGTTGGTGTTACTCTTGAGCAAGTTCTTGTAGAAATGGGATACGATACAGAACTAGCTGCAGCGATGGCCGCACAAGAATCATCATTAACTGATTTATCACAAAATACAAACACAAACAATGTGTTACGAGAACAGGGGATAGTAAATGGAACAGCAGACACAACCACAATCTGATACACAGGTTGAAGAAGTAAAAATAGAAGATCCAGCTGCAGTCCTTGGTGCGTTAGAGCGTGCCAAGGCTGAGGCAAAGAAATTCAGAGAAGAAAAAGAAAAGCTAGAGAATGATCTAAAAACTAGTACAGAAACAATTGCTAGTTATTCATCTAAGCTTCTTCAAGAAAAAGTTAAGTCTAATTTTGAGGCTAATGGAATCAAAGATTCTGGTCGCTTTATGAGATTTATTGATTTTAATCAACTTTCTTTAAATGACAACAATGAGGTTGTTGGTCTTGATGATCAGATAGCATCACTAAAGAATGACCTACCTGAAATCTTTGATCCAAAGTTAAGAGTTGGTGGACAAGCAGATACTGCTGCATCTACTAGTGTTAACACAAGAATTTCAGCAACAGAACTGCAGGCACGTAAGATATTAGGTAAGATTTAAAGAAATCTGCTATACTTGTCCTATACTGTAGGCAACGGACGTTCCTAAAGTTTCATAGGCAAATTGGACGATTTACCTAATTACAATTTAATAATCTAATTTATCAAGGAGATAAAATGCCGATTTCAAGAACAGATTTAACAGAGGCAAACGGCTATATTCTAGAAGAGCAAGGGTCAACTGTAATCCAGGACCTTATTGCTAATTCTGCTGTAGAACGTTTTGCTCGTCGTGAAGCAATGGCTTCACGTACAAAGTCAGTACCTCGTTTTGTTGGAGATGCACCAGTAGTAGTCGCTGAAGGCGATGAGATTCCTGCATCAGCACCAACTCTTGACGAGATCGTATTAACAGCACGCAAGTATGCACAGTTGATGCACATTTCAGAAGAAGACGTAAATGACCAGCTCGTAGATACACTTTCAGTGTACAAGCGTGAATGGGCATCAAAGTGGGCACGCAAGTTTGATAATGCTTGCCTTGGTGTAACATCAGCAGCAGATGGAGATGACGGTCAGCCGTACACATCTCTATACCGTGCAATTTCACCAGGTGCTGCAGGAACAAACCTAATTACAGCAACTACAGCATTAACTTATGCACAGCTTAATAATGCTCTAGGTATTGTTGAAGATTCAAGCAAGTTTGATTCAGCAAACACAGTATGGATGGCACACCCAAAGATGCTTAAGGAAATTCGTGGAATGGTCAAGGGTAACTCTGACCTAGTTCTACCAGATCCACTAGCAGGAACACCAGGATCTCTATTTGGATATCCATTGGTAATTTCATACGGTGCAGCTACATCAGCAGCAGCATCAGCATCACCAACAGGAAACCCATTGCTCATCGTCGGAAACCGTCAGATGCTTATCAATGGTGTTCGTGGTGGCGTTGAGTCAGTTCTTTCACGTGATGCAGAATTTGCTCGTGACGGTGTAGTCTTGAAGACTCGCATTCGTCGTGGTTTTGCAGTTGCAGATGCAGATGCATTCGCAATTGTTGAACGAGTAGGAGCGTAATAGCTCATGCCATCAAAACTATACGGACAGTTTCTTTCACAAGCACTAAATAAAGAGATTGATTGGGATTCAGATACAATCAAAGTAGCTCTTCTAACTAATGCTTACACACCAGATCAGGACGCACATAACTATCTAGACGATGTTGTTGCTAATGAAGTATCTGGTACAGGATACACAGCAGGTGGAAACACTCTTGCTAACAAGACTAATGCATACAACGCAGGAACAAACGTAATCGTTCTTGATGCTGATGACACAACATGGTCTTCATCAACAATTACTGCTCGTTATGCAGTAGTTTATGACGCTACACCTGCAACTAACGCAACAAAGCCACTTATTGGTTATGTTGACTTTGGTTCAGATCAGTCATCATCTAACGGTAACTTCACAATTACCTGGGATGCTACAGGAATCGTAAGAATCACCGTAGCATAATGAATATATGTGTGCAGGCAGGTCCATTAACTCTTAACGTTAGCGTTGAGATGATTGGTTCAAAAGTTTCAACATCCACTTCCCATGTGTTGACTGTTGCCAAACAAGTTGGAACTACCTGCCTGCACGCTTTCAATCTTTCTCTAAACGGACATAGTGTTTCTGCTATTAATCCAGAACTAGTCTTGACAGGAGGAACGGCTACGTCAGTAATGGCGTAGTCTTTTTTTATGGGTGCTATATATAACACGATAACTGCATTAGATGAATCTTGTTCATTTGCATTTAATGAAGCATATCAAATGCCTCCAACTGCACAAGGCAGTATTGCAAGTAATTTAACAACTTATATGGTAAATGAAGGAACAGCTCCAGTATTTGAATCCAGTAACGGACCAATTTCAACAGAAGGTTCTTGGAGATTTCAAACTGTTGGTGGATCATATAATACTAGAATAAGACATCAAGGCAACTTTGGACAAAGTACTGGTGTTTGTGATGTAATTAGAACTGATAACTACACAATGGGTTTTTGGCTTAAAATGAACTCATTATCTACAACTACAGCAGGTGCGACTAGTACTTCAACTGGTATTCATAGAGCATTAACTACTGAAGGTGGTTCAACACTTTCAAATTACACAATATTTGCTAGTAATCCACTTAATGCTGCTAATCCTACTTATTACGGTATTGGTCTTGGAAATACACCAAATGGTAATCAAATCTTTACTACAGATGAAAATGGTAATCAGATTGTTAAAGATAAATGGTATTTTGTAGCATTACGTACTACAACAGCAATTGTTGCTGGCGATCAAATAAGAACTCAGAAATTTTATATTAATGGTGCTCTTAAAGTTACTTATACAAATACAGGATTTTCTTCAGGATATATTAATCAACTAAACTGGGGCTTCATATCTGGTGGACCTGCCTCTGCTGATGTCAATATTGCTAACTGGTTTCTTGGACCTGCTGCAAATATTAGTGAAGCAAATATTGTTAGTATATATAATTCTGCTGGCCAATCAATAAATACTGCTCAACCAATGACAGCATCAGCAATGATGACTGAGCCAACAATTGTTGTACAGGCTGGAGATCACGTTGAAGTTACAACATCTTTTGTTGCATCTGCAACACTACCAGGATCTGTATCAGTGCAAGCTAGTCAAAACATAAACAATCAAATTTCAGAAACATTAAATGCAAGTGCAACTATTGGAGACAATGTAACAATTAATTCTAGCATGGATGAATCTTTTGGTGCTGTTGAAATGACTGCTTCTGCATTATTTGTTGATCCTATAGTTCCTAGAGAAGCAATGACCGCATCTGCATTAATGGGCAATGCATCACCTACCATTGCTCCAAACTATTACAACCTTGTTAAATCAAAAAATCCAATATTTTATATTAAAGACGGAACAAAACCAACAACTGGATACGGATTAGCTGACTTTGGAACTGGAACATTTGATTCTGCAATTTTAACTGGAAATGCTGGAGTTCCATTATCATCTATAGGTACTGGTAATGCATGGTTTGTACAACCAGAATCACCCGCATCAAATCAGCAAATTGTTTTTAATGGTGCTGCAGGAGTTCAAGCATTAAAAGATATTCATACATCAAAAAACTTTGCTTATGAAATTTGGTTAAAACCTACTAGTGACATTGGAGCAACAACTGGAAGCACTGTAGAACCTTTAATAGCTAATTCAGCATTTGGAATTTATGCATCAGGAACGCCTCAAACCTTTTCAACAAACTTTTTACAAATTGTTTTACCAAAAGCAACAGGAGAATATATCCATTCAATTTCAAAAACTGTATATAATTCATTTTTATCATTAAACAACTGGCATCACCTTGTGTTTAATTGCAAAGATAATGGTTCAACAATAACTACAGAACTATGGATTGATGGAAATATTGTTTCAACAAATACTGCTGCATTTACATTAAATACCGCAGCAATTGCTGCAATTGATGGACTTACATTTTTTGGTAGAACTCAATCAGGAGGTTATCCATTTGGAACTCCATATTTTGATGAAGTTGCAATTTATCCACAATCTCTTACAAATTCACAAGTTATTGATAATTTTAGCTTTGTTAAAAATAATAGTCCAGATAAAAATATTGTATCTAGTGCTAAAACAGCAATAGCAATAATGGGTAATGCAAGTGTTTTAGTTGTTGTAGGCATAAATAGTCAGCAAACACCTGCAACTGCATCATCACTATTTGTTAATCCAGCAATAATTACTAACAGAAGTATTAATTTTACAGCAGACCCAATGCTAGCATCAGCTACAAATACAGATGCAACTGCTTACTGGGGAAGAACATACTATGCAACACCTATGATTTCTTCAGCGGAATCTAAAGAAGGCTTTGTATTAAATGATATTTATTACAACTATGTACAAGCAAACATTGCTCCTTGGCGTTATGTAACTTTTGATGCTGCAAACACATCATTTGATTATGGATCAGACAATGATTACTCAGTTGTACCTACAACAGTTGGTGGAACTATTGTTAATCCAGACCTTGGAATTAATGGAAAGTCTGCAAAAACTGCAGGCTTATCATATGTTACTGATGGAGTTATTCTTAAAGAATCTGATTGGGATGATTCTTGGGGAACTGGTGCAAATGATTGGCATTCAGCATTCTGGTTTCAAAGAGCATTAGATGATAATTCAACAACGGGGCTAAGAGTGTTATGGAAC